TATTAATTTACTTGAATACACCCTAAAAGGTTCGTTTGATATATTTGCACCACCTAAGTTTAAATTGTCTTTAATAAGGGTTTTTGTGGTGTTTAAATAGGTCAATTTTTCTGCTGTTGTACTCATTCTACCACCTCACCATTAATTGCATCAAGTGCAGTATTTATATTTCCTACAAGTCCATCAACATAAGTCTTATTTACAAGTTCTTTTCCTGTTATTACATTTTCTAGTGTACCTTTACTTATAAATATATTATTTCCTGCACTTGTATAATCTTCATAAGATTTTGTAATGGCATACAAATTACCATAACTACTTCCCACACTATAACAATATTGTGTCCAAACTCTTATTGCTCCACCTTTACTATCAGTTGCATAATCAGTATTCTTAACATAGTCTGTTAAATCACCACTTTGCAATGCTGTATCTGCTTTACCTAAACTTGTTTGTACTGCACTTGCTAAATCTGTACTTGGTATTCCTCCACTTGGTTTATCATATTTTGCATTCCAAGTTGTTTTTTCACTTGTATTTGTAAACTTATTACCACTGTTGATATCATCTACATAATCAGCATTTAATTTATTTGTACTTGTTATTTCTGTTTGTAGTCCTGCTACTAAATCTCCTACTGGTATATCTACTGTATTTCCATTTTGTAATGTTAATACTATTTTCTTATTTACAATATCAAATGAACCACTTACAACTACACTTTCTAAAGGTAAATCTATTGTATCTGTACTTATTACATTTCCATCTATATCTTTTAAATTTAATGTAATAACATAAGTAGAACTATTTATTTCTAAATCTATTAAAGAACCTGTACTAGTTTTTAATGTATAATATGTTAAGTTGTTTACATCTTTTGTAATAAAACTTGACACATCAGGAATAGTTGGCTTATTAGATAAATCATTATAGCTGCCACTTGTTGCAACTGTTGCTAAATTGCTTGTTTTGGTATAGTTATCAAGGTTGTTTACTGATTTATCTATAAAACCACTATCATTTATTAAATTGCTTGTTTTAGTAGGTATTTCGCTCTTGTCGGCTTTATTTGTTTGTAAATTAGTAATATTACCTTCATTTGCACTAACTCTTGTATCTAAACTTGAAATATCACTTGTATTAGTATCAACTTGACTTGAAACATCATCTAAATCACTATTCAAATCAGCAATATCACTTGTATTTGTGGCAATTCTATCATCATAAGTGTCAATAGTAGCAATTGCATCTTGTATCTCTTGACTTGCTTCTTCAATTTGCTTTGTAAGTTGTTCTATAACATCAGCAGTTGGCACTTGGTAATTATCGTAACTATCTTTATAACTTCCTAAATCTACATGAACATAAGCAGGACTTGGTGAATATCTTAATTCCAAATCATCACCATTTACACTATAACCAAAAGCACCAATTCCAATGTCGCCAGTCTTTCCTAGTACTTCATAAGGTATCGTTGCTTTATTATCTACTATTTCAATTAAATAACTATGTTCAGTATTGCTAAACACTGCTTTTTTAATTAAATCGTCATAAACTTCATCAAATTCAAATTCAACTTCGTGAACATTATATTCACCAGCATTTAACATATCTTTTTTATCTAATGTTATTTTATTTTTTCCAACTAACAACTTCATATCATTCACCTCCACGTGTTCCTAGTAAATCTTCAGTAGTTGGTTCTTCTTCTTTTATTTGTGCTATCTTTTGTTTAGCAACTTCTTCTGTTTCCCCGTAGACTTTCATACGATATTCAACTTTACTTGTAATACCTTTGCTAACTTCTCTTTCTAGTCTTTGCTGTGTCTTTTCTTGGTTTTCAAATCTTGAATAATCAAATTCTACTTGTATTTCATCTTCACTTAATTCTATATCTTCTAAGAAGCATATTGACTTAACTAAATCTATAATAACATCTTTAATAACTGTTTCATAAACTTGTTTAGTTCTAAATGCCTCATCATCTTCACTTAATATCTCAGTTGCTGTTGCATTTCCTTTACCATCGACTTTGTAATAATCACTACCTAAGCCTATTGAACCAGAATACCAACTTAATTCAGCATTAATACTATCAATATGTTCTTGATATCTTATATCAAAGCTAATGTCTTTTACAGGTTGGTCTTTCATACCATTCATTGCAACATAAGTTCTATCATTTTTATCAAAATATAATGTTTGTGTTATGTTTCCATTTTCATCAACTTGTGGTGAAGCCTTTAAAGCAGTTTTATCTACTAATATTCTTCTTTTGCCATCTATAAACTCCATATCAAAGCTATCATACTTATCGTCTATTGCTTTTAATTTATCAATAGAGTTAGCAAATATACTTATTCCCATTGGGTTTCTTAAATCTGCATTATTTACAATTGGTGGCTTAACTATTTGGAAATGTGGAGTATCAGTATTATATTCTACGCTTTCTTCAACATTAGGATATTTTTCTTCAAATGGTATTTCTTTTCCTAATGTGTTAGGGTTTTTTGATTTATATAATTCATTTAGTTTTCTATAAACTTGTTTTAGTTCTCCAGTTTTTTTATCTTTTTCAGCTTTAAATTCATGATAAGTTAAATGTGTATAATATATTGGCTTACCTTTTTCTTCTTCTTGCCATTGGTCTAGTGCCACAAATCCTGTTATATTAAAGTTATCATAAGCATAAGGAATTATACAAGATGGATCAAGCATATATTCTATTCTTGTTCTACCAAGTTCATCTTTATACTCGTTCATTCCTGTTGTACCTAATGCAAATGCTAGTTCTAGTACTTGTGGGAACATTATAGTAAAGTTATTTTGTTTACTATCTAATACATTCCATAATGCTTTAGTTTTTTCATCAGTCCCTAGTTTAATATCACATTTATTGCTCCAGTTAAGTTTCATCATATCTTCAGATGATTTTTTTGCTAATGCCAGTGTTTTCTTTTCTACTTCAACATTACTTCCATCAGCTATTTTTATATTGTAAAAGTGGAAGTCATCTACAACGCCTTTATACCAACTATTCCATATGTCTATTAAATCATAATAGTCAGTATTAATAATGTTTATTCCTTTTTTGTTTAATTGTTTTCTTAAATCATCATATATTCTCATTTATATTCCTCCTTAAAATTCTAATCCCAGTTTTTCTAGGTTATCTTTAACGTAATATTGAAAAGCGTCGCAACTATGGTCTGCATAATAATATGAATAATCATTTGTATGTGTGTTATAATAAATCTCATTTAATAAATCTTTTTCTTCTTTGTTTGGCTCTGGTTTTTTACCTTTTCCTAAACTATCTTCTTTCCACATATAGTTTTTCATTTCTTTAATGTGAATCCAGTTGTTTGGTATATTTAATATTACATATTTGCCTAAATCAATAAAGTCTTGTGAATATTCAATAAGTTCTTCTTTGTCTTTGCCTTTATTAACTGGGTGTAAATCTATGCCGAACATTGCAAAGTATTGATTTCTTAATGCTCCTTCTGCACTATCTATTGTTTCATTATCAACTATTGTTTTATACTTTTTACATATATAAGTTCTAAAGTTAAACAAATCTTGTGCTAATTCACTTGGCGCTTTCTTCCTTGCTTTTTCGTGTGGTGAATAATAGTAAGTATCTAATAAATAATATCGTCCATCACTAGCATAGCCAAACGCCAAACAAGTTGTTGCAGAAGTTTGATGCCCGCAGTCAATAGCAAAGTCTACATATAATATCTTCAACTTGTTTTCTTCTATGTAATTTGGCTTTTCTATAATAAATAAATCAGGATTATAAATAAGTCCTTCAATACCTATTACTTTGCCTAAATAAATCCATTTCCAACGTTTTTCGTCAATTTTCTTTAACCTTTCGGCTTCAGCTATAAATTCACTACCAAGCCATTTTTCAGGTACAGTTCTATAATCACTATGATTAACTAAAACATCATCACGTTCACGCATTTTCTCAACCCATAAATTAACCCAATGAAATCTATTCTTTGGTGGGTTAAATGAATATAAAACACTAAACCAGTCATCATTACCACGTGAAAATGTTGCTATAATTTGATCTATTTGGTCGGCATTATCAAACTCGGTCATTTCTTCAAACCACACCATTTTAATTGGTGCATCTTCATCTATAAAACCTTTTACTTTTTCGTAATCATCGCCACCTGCAAAATATATGTTATTCCCTGTTTGGTTTAAATGTATTTGAAATGGACTAACTGTGGCTTTGTAATCAACACCTTCATATAATCCTAAACGCTTTAAAGCACGTTTAATTTCTTTAAAAACACTATTACGAATCGTATTTTGATATCGTTTAATTACAACAGCGTTGCAATTAAGATATTCTAGGTTAAACTCATCTATCTTAATAGCTATCATACTTGTTTTTGTACTACCACGACCACCTTTGTAAATCTGATGCCTTTTCTTGCTATTAAATGTTCTGTAAAAATGTGGTGCAATTATATCTTTAATATCAATCGTTTGATTCATCTTCATCATCCTTTGGAAGTGAATTAACTATTGTTACTTTGCCTTGTGTATTGGCTTCTACTTCTATGTTATCTTTCCAACCATAATTGTTTTTTAAATTAAAAATTGTAAATGTTGAATTTGCCTTGCCCATTAAGGCATTTTCTTCAAGTTGTCTTTCAACTTTTTGCTTTGCTTTTTTTATAGTGGGGAAAAACTGCTCGTCTTTTGAATAGTTTAAAAGGCTTTTTCTGTCCATATCAAGAGCATAAGCAAGTCCACTCATCGTATATGGTTTTTCTTTTTCATCACACATTTCAAAATAATCATCTATTATTTTTTTCATATCTTCAACAGATGAATAAAGTTTTGGTCTTGCCACTCTATCACCTACTTTTCTTCTAAATTTCAATATAAATTATAACATTTATTTGTTATTTTGTCTATTTGCCACGTCTTACCATGTCTTTGAGTGTAGAATAATATTCAAAGTGGTTCATAAAGTTCCATATTTTATCTTTTTTCCAAATATCAAAATCAAGCGAATAAAAAGTGTCACGTGTTTTTCGCATGAATACGACTTTCTCGTGCAAATCAAAATAAGAAAAAGACACTAAAAGACGGTCGTACTCGTCCCTTAATGTCCATAAATTTTTTACAACTTCAGCAAATGTCCAGTTTGGATTAATGTTTAATTCCATAATACCCCTCCATTTTACAATTACATTGTAGCATAAAAAAAGGAACTTTTCAATAGTCCTTTTTCGTAAAATGCTTTTCAGCACCTATTTAGAGATAGCTAAGAATTAGAAATAAAATATGGATTTTTTTGATAAGGAGTATATTGCTATCTCTACGTTTGTGTTTTCAAAATAAAAGAATAAAAGGGGTGTAAGTCTTTTGGCTTACAATTAAATTATAACATAAGTTGGTGTTTAAATCAAATTAGTTGTTTTTCTCTAATTCTTTTATTTTGTTTAAAGCATACATAAGTGTAGAAGCATTAGGAGCGCTTAACCTATCGTCGTTTATAATTTCATCCAACCACTTCTTTAACTCTTCCCAATTATTTTTATATTTGTTTAGTTCTTGTTGTAAATTAGTTATGTAATCTAATAACTGTTTACAAGCAAACGATTTTATCATCGCCACATTGTCAATTGTTTCATTATAACTTTTATCATAACTTGAATAATTTAATTTTGGATAATCAGCAGTTTCTCTCAATTTATCTAATATTTCTTTTATTTCTTCAGTCATTATTTACCACCCCAATTCTTCAACTTGCTTGTTTATGGCTTGTAGTTCTTCTAAAGTTATTTCCATAGTTTTGCTAGGATTAAATACTTCTTCAGTTATTGTTTTCATAAAAGTAAATGGACTTTTTTCAATATGTATTTGTATGTTATAGTCAGTTAAATCTCCATATTTATTTTTCTTTTCAACCCATTTACTATATAAAAAGCCATCACAACTTTCATCACAAGCATACCCTAACTTTTCAAACATTTCTTTAGCACTCATCTTTATTCCTCCACTCTATACTGCATGGCTTCCATTTGCTCGTGAGTTACGATTGACTTGATATCAGTTTCATCTAAAATTGCTATTCCCCAAGTATTTTCTCTATCTTCAACTCTTAATTCATATTTTTCTTTTTTAAATACTTTATGTCCATTCACATAATCCCCAACTTCAATTAAATCTATTATGTTTGGACTTGATTTTATTTCATCTTCAATAAATAAAATTTTTCTAGTATGTTCCTCCCAATCTTCTATATCAGTAGTGCATAATTTGCTCCATTTAAAAAGTTTACCATCTTTAGTTCTTACATAATCTCCTACATTCATTATTACTCACTTTTGCTTTCTAATGACTCAAAATTTTCTTTTATATAATCTGTTACATCTTTAGGAGAAAATCTATCATCTTCATCTATTTCTCCATAACCTTCCCAATTATCAACTCCATAATTATACAAATTAGTTAATTCCCAACTTGCAGATATTAAATCATATAAATCTTTTTCATCAATTATATATTTCATACTTATTCTCCTTTGCTTTTAAGATAATCTATTATTTCATTGATTGTTCCAATAGCACTAATAGTATCAATATGTGCTACATCTATTTTTTCATTTAAATCATCAATACCTTTTAATGATGTTGGTATTAATTTTTCAGGTATTTTCTTTTCTTCTAAATTAAAATTTTTAAAATCATATTTTTTTATATACCATTTATCATTTTCTTTATAAAAATAGCAATTATCTAAATGTAATTTATCAATTCCTAAATC